ACTGGGCACCGTTCGGCGACGGGACCGGCTGGATGGCCAAGCGCAGGCCCTACCAGGCACAAGCACTCAACGAGTGGGGACAGGCCGTCGACCTCATCGTCACCAAATGGAATAGGAACACGCTGTGAGCCGCACGCTGACCGTGTACCTGGCGGCCGACCTCAAGAAGTTCAGTCCCGCGCTCAAGGGCGCCGAGCAGGACCTAGGCCGGTTCGGGAACGCGACACGCAACCTCAGCAACACGCTGTCGGGGATGCTCGGCCCCGCATTGATCGGTGCCGCAGCTGCAGCCGGATACGCCGCGGTGCAGTTCGGGGTCGACGGCGTCAAGGCATTCGTCGACGACGAGGCGGCCGCTGCGAAACTGGCGACCACGCTCGACAACCTCGGACTGGTGCACGACACGACGCAGGTCGAGGCGATGATCGACGCGCTACAGCGCGAGACCGGCGTCGCCGACGACGCGCTGCGGCCCGCGTTCGACCGGCTCGTACGCTCGATCGGCGACACGGCAGGCGCCACTGATGCGCTGAAACTCGCCATGGACGTATCAGCCGGTACAGGCAAGTCGCTCGACTCCGTCGTGCAGGCACTCGGGAAGGCATACGACGGCAACACGGCCGGACTATCACGGCTCGGAGCCGGGATCGACAAGTCGGTGCTCGCAACCGGCAACATGGACACAATCACCAAGGACCTCGCGCGCACGTTCGGCGGACAGGCCAAGACAGCCAGCGAAACGTACAAGGGACAACTCGACCGCCTCTCCGTGGGATTTTCCGAACTCCAGGAGAGTTTCGGCGCCGGGTTCATCAACGCACTTGGCAACACGGCAGGCAAGACCGACGAACTGATGCAGGCCATGGAGGACCTTCAGCCCGCCCTCGAGGACATCGGCGGCGCCGCAGGTGACCTCACCATCGAGCTAGTGGGAATGGTCACCGCAGCCGACAAGGCAAGCAAGGCCGGCAAGCGTCTCCTCGACGACCCGAACTGGGACGACCTCGGCACCGTCCTCAGGGAGACAGCCGACGCCAACTCCTACCTAATCGGCACATTCATTCAGGGCATTCCCGTCATCGGCCCATACATCAACCTGCTGTATGGACTCGTCGGAGGCTATGACGCGCTAGCAGGGTCAGCCAACGATGCGTACGGCGGCGTGAGCCGGACCGCGATGGCACTCGGCCAAGGCACCCCCGACATTGATGCGAACAGCGCAGCGACCAGCCGGTGGACAGGCTATGCCAAGTCGCTCGGCGGCGTCGTCAAGACAACCGGCGGCAACGTCAAGGAATACTTCGCTACCCTCGACAAGGGCACTACGTCTACCGGCTCGGCGACCAAGGAAACCGACCTCCTTACGACAGCGTTCGACCTTCAGCGCGGCGTGGTCGAGAAACTGCAGGGCACCCTCGACAGCCAGGTGTCCGACCTCGAGGCCGCGACTCAGGCCGCCCGGGACTACTCGACCACGCTCGCGACGCAGCTCCTCGGCGGCATCGACCTCGGCGCCGCGCAGCAGACCGGCACCGACCTCGGCATCAGCACGCTCGACGCGTTCGACCGGCAGATCGCCGAGGCGGAATGGTTCGGCAACGTCCTGTCGTCGATCAAGGCTCAGGGCGCCGACCAGATGCTCATCGACCAGTTGGCATCCCTCGGCCCGGCAGCGGGCGGGGCCCTTGCTCAGGAGATGCTCGACAAGGGCCTCGTGCAGACGTTCAGCGACCGCCTGGTGGACGTCGTCGCCGTCGCCAACACGACAGCGCAGGCCATGGTCCCCGAGTTCCTCACGGCCGGGATCGACTCCGCCGAGGACTTCGTCGACGGCACCATCGAGCAACTGACGAAGGAACAGGCCCGGCTCAAGGCGATCGGCAAGAACGTCGGCAAGGGCATCGGCGTCAACATCAAGGCCGAGATCGCCGAGGCGGTCGCCGACGCCGTCCGGGCAGCGAACGCAGCCAAGACAGCAGCCGCAGCCGAGCGGGCCGCCGAGATCGCAGCGCAGCAGGTCACCGTGTCCGAGCAGCAGATAGCGCAGGCACTCCAGCGGCTCATCGGCAACAGCAACGCACGCGCCGGCTACTCGATGGGCGTGCCCGTACCGACTCCGGTGCTCGGATGACTCCGACGATCTACGTGAACGGCACGGCACTCGACCTCGACGGGGTCGAGTACCGGGTCAGCGTGTCCCACGGCCGAAACGACATCACCGCAGCACCCAGCCCATCCGACGCCTCGATGACGCTGTACGGCTTCACGTCGATACCGGTGGCCATCTCGGACGTCGTCGAGGTCGAGGCGTACGGCGTCACCCGGTTCACTGGCAGGGTCACCGATACGAGCCTGTCCCATGAGTTCAACCCGAACGGGCCGACGATCGGCGCGCCGGTCACGTCGTACGTCGCGCGCCTGGACGTCACGATGATCGGGAACCTCAGCCTCCTCGGGCTGGCGTTCGTCGGCGCGGCCGGCTACTCGCGCGAGCTGCTGAATGACCGGGTCGAGAACATCCTGACCGACGCCAACATCACGTACGCCAACAACAGCGACCCGTTGATGACTCAGGAGGCCCTCGACGCGCTGGACGGCGGATACTCGGCCCTCGAATTGCTCACGGCCCTCGGCACCGAGACCGGGGGCACGCTGTGCGACCTGCCCGATGGCGCGGTGCTGTGGGAGTCGTACTCCCGTCGGGGCTACGGCTACAACCCGGCGCACTGGGACGACATCGACCCCACGGACACGTGGCCCGACCTGCCCTACATCTGGGCCGACATCTACGACCGGGTCGACACGGCGCCCCTGACCGTCGGCCTGCCCAAGGCCAACGTCGCCTGGTCTCCGACGTGGCGCAACACGTCGCAGACGATCCTCAACGACGTCACGGTGATCTACGGCGAGAACGGCAACCAGTCACGGGACGACACCGACCCGGCGTCCATCATCACCCACGGCCGCCGGGCATTCACCCTCACGACCAAACTGCACCTCGGAACCGACGCTCAGACCCGCGCATCCGACATCATCCGCACCCACTCGGAGCCACGGTACGCCCTGCAGTCCGTCGAGGTCCTCATGGAAACGATCACCGACCCGCTCCGCGCGCAGCTGCTCAGCGTCATCTCCGGGTCCAAGGTGTCGATCGACGACACGCCCCACCCGTCGCCGATCGAGGACTACGTCGGGGTGTGCGAGGGATGGTCCGAGACCTACACCCCGGGCCTGCACCGGCTCGTCCTGTCGCTGTCCGACCCGAGGTTCAGCTACCAGGTCGTGAAGTGGTCCGAGGTCGACCCCGCGCTGCTGTGGTCCGGCGTCGACCTCACCGTGCAGTGGTACAACGTCGTCATACCGGCCGACCTGGTCGCATAGGAGAGGATGAGCACATGGGAGCCCCATACGCGCTATCAAGTGACCTTGTGTCGGCGTGGCCGGCCAAGTCGCTCGAGGTCGCGCAGTACATCGACGGTCAGGTGCCGCTACTGGCGATGACCCAGAACCCGCAGACCGGCACCACGTACAGTTTCGTGGCGGCCGACTTCACGAAACTGGTCACGTTGTCGAACGCATCGCCGGTCGCCGTGACACTGCCCCTCGAGGCGACGGTGCCGTGGCCCACCGGGACGCAGCTGCGACTGCTCAACCAGGGCGCCGGAACTGTCACGGTCGCCGGGGCCGTCGGGGTCACGATCAACGGCACCCCGCTCACCCTCACGCAATACAAGGGCGCGAACCTCATCAAGACCGGAACCAACGTTTGGACGTTCATCCCTTTCGCTAGTGGTGTCGGCGCGGCTAACTTCAGCGATGCGGCGACCGGCACCTACACCGGGTTCAAGTACAAGACGTTCACGTCGGGCAGTGGAACGCTCACTGTCACGACGGCGGGACTAGCCGACATCGTCGTGGTCGGTGGTGGTGGCGCGGGAGGCTCGGGAGCGTTCTACGGCGCCGGCGGTGGCGGGGCTGGTGGAGTCATCGCCCTATCGAATGTGTATTTACCCGCTGGCACCCTCACTGTCACCGTTGGGGCGGGGTCAGCCAAGAGTGCGTTGCAAGGGTCACCGACATTCCTCGGCGATTTTGTCGCCATCGGCGGGGGCCTCGGTGGCGCATTCGACGCCGCTAGTCCGATAGTCGATTACATGCCGGGAATCAACGGGGGCAGCGGCGGCGGCGGCAACACGCAAACCAACGGCAGCCGGAACGGCGGCGCTGGCCTACTCGGTCAAGGTTTCGCTGGCGGCCTCGGCGTCTCAAGCACTACCAACGGGCAAGGATCAGGCGGCGGCGGTGGCGCAAGTGCAGTCGGTGCAGCCGGTGTCACGTCAACAGGTGGCGCAGGCGGTGCAGGCACGACAACGAGTATCGCTGGCACAACACCCTCCGGCGCTTACGTCGCCGGTTCATACGCGATAGGCGGCGGCGGTGGTGGTTGCGGAACAACTAACGGTGCCGGTGGATCTGGTGGCGGTGGTGCAGCAGCAGCAACGACAGGTAACCCCGGCGCGGTCAACACTGGCGGCGGCGGCGGCGGCGGATTCGTTGCGAGCACCGGCGGCACTGGTGGCGCTGGCGGTAGCGGGATCGTCATAGTTAGGGTGGCAGTCTGATGGCTCATTTCGCATTGATCGACTCGGCAAACATAGTTCGCTATGTCATCGTCATCAGCAACAGCGATTGCGGCGGCGGTGACTTTCCGGCCTCGGAACCCATCGGCCAGGCATTCATCAACGGACCTCACCCCGAATGCCTTGCCCTTGAGGGCGAATGGCGACAAACGTCCTACTCGGGGTCGTTCCGCGGCTGCTATGCGGGCATCGGCTACACGTACGACCCCGTGGCTGACGTGTTCGTGCTACCGGCAGCAACCGAGGCGACGCCATGAGTTGGAAACTGGCGGCCGCAGCCGTCACCCTGCGAGACCAAATCAACAAGCGATACCCGAAACGCGACCGGTCCAGTGATGGCACGATCGGCGACCAGGCACACAAGGCCCGCGGCAAACTATCCGACCACAATCCGGACAAGACCGGCTACGTCATGGCACTCGACCTCGACGAGGACGGCTGGCCCGCGCACACGTTCGCAGACCAGCTCGTCGAGTACATGCGGACCAGCGGAGACAAGCGGATTAAGAACATCGTCTATGAGGGGCGGGTAGCGTCCGGCACGTACTCGGACCAGCGGTGGGTGTGGCGCAGCGCGCCGAGCCTCGGGCACGCGCACCATATTCACGTCAGTTTCGCCGAGCCTGCCAAGCACGACGGCGCACCGTTCCCTCTCCCGATCCTCGACGGCACCGCGCTCGTGCCGGCCAAGAAGACACCGGCCAAGAAGACAGCCAAGAAAGCGACACCCAAGCCATGACCGAGATGTTCACGACCGTGATCGGGCTCCTCATCGCCGTCATCGGGCTCGTGGCGCTCGTGATCCGTGGGCAGGCCAAGGCCCAGCGTCCGAACGGCGGACAGTCGCAGTACGACCTGCTCATCGGCATCGGCGCACGACTCGAC